GGATGGGTATGTGTTCCGGCAAAATGGCATTACGAAGATGACGCCTACAGGACAGGGTGTAGCGCCATTTGACTTTAACCATTTGTGGAGTAGCCAAAATGGGATTGGTAACGTCTATCCATACTCTATTGCTAGTTATGGAAACACAGCCATATTTATTAGCTTTGAGCAGATTTATCAGATTACGCCGGGTGGTATGAGCCCTATTGGTGGAGGTGCTCGTGACCAGATTCTAGCTGATCTGGCTGCTTGTGTTGCACCACCACGAGCTTCGATTGATAGGGGATTCCAGCTTGGTGTCTCTTACCTGCATTATCATTTGAGGATTCCTCAGGTTAATGGAACTAAGAGTTGGGTTTATTCAATGGAAGATAACAACTGGAGTCCTTGGTTTGAAACTAACGTGTGGCCTTCAGCAGGCCCAAATGAATGTTGGGTGTAGATTATGGTATTTATTCCCGATCTTAGTCCAGATACAGGATCACCTAATAATCCGGGTGGTGCGCCTCCGGTTCCGGGTGGTGGTGGAACTCCCGGCTCTCCTACAGGTACTAGTGGCGGGACAGCAGTTCCGGGTGAGAACGGCGGTGTCATTGGCAGCACTTACTTCTTGTTTGCTCCTGTGCAGGATCAGACAGGGAATTGTTGGTTTGGGTTCTTTGACTTCTCCAACTTTGATGACCCGAAAGATAGTAGTGAGTATGACTACCGTGTAGAGGACATTGATTCCGATACTGTGCCCACAGTTAACTTTGTGGTGATTGATTATCGGGACTTGGGCAAGGCTACAATTCAGATTACGTTGACAGGTGTAAATGATGACGGGATTGTGGTTAGTGCTACTCAACCAGTTACCATAGGGAATGCCGTGCCAACGGGTAAGATATTGAGTGCTCGTGTAGGTATTAGCTTGAGTGCATGGAGGCCACAAGCATCATGGAAGAGGAGTGCAGGTGCAGGGCCAGTATGCATCACACGGTTGATAATGGAGGGAGAAGCATGAAAGCACCAATGACTCCACACGATTTGATAAAAGGAAACATGGTTAATGGTGAGTCGCTTAGGCAACACTTGGATAAGGTATATAAAACGCTGCATCGTATTAGTTTTGGGGCGGCTCCTCCTCCAGTTCCGGCAGTTGGCACAAGTGTTACTATTGTGGATGAAGATATGAACTTTGATGGTCAGAAGGTAGCAGCAACATCCCCTGCTATACCTAATACTGAGTTTGCAATATCACACTCACTTGGGCGAGTGCCAATAGGTTTTACGTTCTTGGGCGGGAGTAATCAGGGTGTGGTCTATAGGAGCACTACACCGTGGACTAAGACCCAGATTTTTCTGAAGGAAACCCAAGGCACCAACGTATTTACCATACTCATTGTATAATTAGGTAGGAGTTTATCATGGCAAGCAACCTTAACGTTATTCTGAGTGGGGCCACGTTTCAGGTAGTCAATACTACGGATTCTAGCATCCCCGTAAACTCCGCATTTAGTGTTACACTTCCTGCAACTGGACAAGAGTACCTAAGGTTCTTCCCGGTTCCTGCTGTTGCTGCTGCTCTCACTCTGCCTAATCCTACAATTTGGGTATTTGCTATCCGCAACCTTGGCGGGATTAATGGAACTCCTGCTGGCAACATCACTGTTCAGCGTCAGGTGACAGGTGGAGCACTAGAGACAGCGGCCAATGCTGAGGTGATTGCACCTCTGGGAGTTAAGATTTTCTGGCAGCCTGTAGAGACAGCCAATGGGATTATTGCAGTGACTCTGGGAGCGTCTATTGCTGCTACTCCTGCTGAGATTCTGATGGCGTGGTAAGGAGGCTCTATGATACCGGGAGCCAACACACGCACGGTTGGGGGCTTGGTCAATGGTGTAATTGAAGCACTCCAGCAGCGCACAGACATTACATCTATTGTTCCTCGTTACATCCGAAAAGCTATTATTGAACTGACGGAGAGCTATCCCTTTGAGGAGCTGCGCCGTACTGGCCCCGTGACTCAGCTCACAGCTACCGTTCCCACTTATCCTATTGCTCAGTTCTTGAACAGTGGAGATGATTATTCGTGGCCTGAAGTATTTACACTTTACACGGACTTCCCGACCAACAGTGTATTTCAAACGCTGGACTACAAGACACCCAAGGCTATTCAGATGATTACCAGTCCGGTGACTCAGGGAATTCCGGCATGGTGGACTCGCTTTGGTGCGAACTTTACCTTTGCTCCTAACCCACTGAATCCGTTCACCATATTTCTACAGTATCAGGTGAAGCATCCATTCCCTGATGATGTGAATGATACGAATGCACTTCTTGGTCAGAAGCTCTTTATCCCTAATTCGTGGGAAGAGATTGTAGAGTATGCTGCTGCTGAGCGCATTGCTATTGTGAAGCGGTGGAACGATCAGGTTGATATGCTTCACAAGATTCTGTGGGGCGATCCTGCCAGTGCGGGTGTGGACGGAAAGTTGGCACGCCCCGGACTCATTGCAGCGAGAGTGTTCCAAGTTGAGCGTGACCAAGCATTTAACACTCGCAGCTTTGGCATACGAGTGGGACGCTACTGTTCTCATTAATTCCCTAGGCTAGGCTATAATTGGGAGAGGCTTATATGGCTGCAACTTCATTTGGAATGACCGGAATGCCGGGTTCAAATCCGGGTGGTACTCAGATTAGTGTGCCTACACCTGACAACAGTAATACCCCGGCCATTGGAGGAGGCAGCAATCCTTTCTTGCCCACGTTTCCGGGTGGCACCTCAACAGCTCCCATGTCATCCACGGTGGACAGTGCTACACCATTCGGAAATCTGTCACAGCTTTTGGGCTTCGGGAATGGGACTAACAATCCGCTGCATGATCTGACGAAAGCGTTTGAGAAGGCAGGTTTTAGCTCTGGTATTGGTGGAGAGCTGGCCAACTTCTTGCAGAGTGGTGCAGGTTTCAATCCTCAAGTATTGCAGGCTTTGTTTGCAGCTATGCAGCCTCAGATTCAGAGGGGAGAAGCTGACATTATGGAGCAGTTCTCTAACATGGGTCTGAGGAGTGGAAGTCCAGCAGGTGTAGGGCTTGGTGATTACCTATCACAGGTTAACCTTAATGAGGGCCAGATTGCAGCTCAGATGTATGAGCAGAGTGTTCAGAATTATCTGAGTGTGTTGTTGGCTGGTAAGGGCAATGCACCCAAGAGCACCTTCGACAACATTCTGGCTGGACTTAACACTATTGCAAACTTTACAGGCAAGGGCGGTGGTGGAGGTGGTGGTAGTGATAGTAGTGTAGCCAGTCCTAGTGATTTCCCTGTATCACCAGATGGACAAGGATAGCCCTTTAGAGGTTGATGACAATGGGAATATTTGACATTGTACAAGGAGTAGGTCAGGGTCAACCTGAAGGTAGTGGTGTGCCTTCGCCTAATGGTGGTGGTGGGAGTAGTGATATTGAGGCTCAGATTAAGCAGCACCTTCAGAGGGGAATGCAAGAACGTACATCACTTAGGTTGCCACGCATGAACCCTAAGATGGGACAGACTGGCCTTGGCGCTGACATAGGCATGAGCCTCCTGAAGACATTTGTGCCTCAGGTAGGTGGTGCTATCCAGCGTGCAGTGAAGCACCAGAAAGAACAGCAGATCACTCAAGTGGTGAATATTGCTAATGGACTTCATGCTGATTGGGAACGTGCACAGGAGATGAGTGGTGGTGATCCACAGAAGGCCATGCAAATTTGGGAGCAGCTCCCCTCAATCCAGCAGCTCAAGAACGACAAGAAGATTGCCAAGCTGTTCTCTAAAGCCTTTCAGGTAGACCTGATGAACCCTGAGAAGACGCAGAACAACGTCGCCTTCCAAGGGCTTCAACGGTTCCTCAATGCTAAGCAGGCTGAAGGTAAGATGAAGCAGGCCAAGCAGATGATGGAGCACTTCCAGCAGATAGGTCAATCTCAACCTCAGGGTCAGCCTCAACAGAATGGTCAGAGTGCTAGTCCTATTGCTGACACTATCATGAGTCAGGTGCCTCAGGTTCCGCGTGAACCTTCCATGAGTGATGTGGAGAAGGTTGCTCAGAGCTACAAAGACCTGATGAGTGCCATGTATGCTGACGAGCCTAAGACTGAACAACAGCAGTGGTACAGAGCTTACAAGAATGAACATGGTAAGTATCCAGACACCGCTGCCATTGAAGCGCATGATGATGCCAAGCGTTTGAAGCCAATGGATCAGGCCGTTCAGACTGCCTTTGATCTTGCTGAACAGGGAGACTTTGATGGATTTAAGAAACAGGTAGACCTAATTCACACGGTAGCCAGTGCCACTAAGCCAGTGGTTCACAAGAACTTTATTGATCTTATTCGTGGGGCAAACGCCGGGAATAAGGACGATGCTGCTGACCTAAAGAAGTATATGGCTCTACAGGACGAGATGCGTATGTCTTATGGTCGTGGTCGTGCAATGTATGATCTCAGACCTTATGTTGATCCTCAGACAGGCCGCACCATTGTTATGGATAGTGTGACCTATCGTGACAAGCTGATGAAGGGTGAGTTTGGGGATGCTCCACCTGTACCAATGGGGCGCTTAACCAGTAATCAGGTGATTAGTATTCAACAGCTTCAGACTGAAGCAGGCACTAAGGATAGTCCAACGTATCAGACCGGAGCACTAAAGGGTGTGTATGACAACATTAAGGCTTATGATAATGCCAAGGATCGTGTGTTGTTTGCGGCAGCCATGAATAAAGCCGGAAAGTCTGATGATTGGCTTGCTACCATGCACAATGCTTTAGGTCAGATTGAAGTTGGACAGCTATCACCTGAGGGTCAACGCCTTTATGTTAACCTTCAGAGATTGGCTGAGACTATGGGCCGTTTCCGTAGTAGCATGGGTCTGCCCTCAACTGATAGTTCTATGAATTTGAGTCTGGCTCTGCTCCCCGGCCCTGCTACACCTAGTTCAGATGTAGCTAAGATGCTACTGGACAACCTCAACCAGATGATAGATCAGGCTTACATTCCTGCTCTTGGAGGAAAAGCCAAGCCTACTACATCAGCTAAACCACAGACTACGGAAGAGAAGATTAAAGCGTTGAAGAAAGCGATCAATGGCAACTAAGAAATCATTTGCGGAACTCCAGCAGCTCATGAGAGACAACGGATTCTCTGATGAGGAGATGCCTCAGGCTCTAAAGGTACTACTCTCAGACAAAGAGACTAGAGAGCACCTACAGTCTAATTTTGAGTTGGCAGAGCCTCGCAAGAAACCTGATCCTCCGGGTGATACTCGTAATGCTGCTGAACGTTTTGTTAGTCCTAATGGTGGAGCACTCCAACCCCTCAAGCCACTGGCTCATCCCGGCGCTATGGGAAAGAGTATGCTTGAGAACCTATTGATTCAATGGGCAGCAGGTCATATCAGCGATCCCAACACTCGCAAAGTATTTGAAGATAAGCTTGCACCTCAGGGACGGGATGCTACTGCTGGTGGGTTAGGTGGTGTTGTAGGACTAGATGCTATTGGTAAAGAAGAGGACAAGGGTAATCAGGCTGGTGCCTTTGGTCAGATGCTCACTCAGGGCGCAATGTTAGGTTTGGGTGGCAGAGGCGGAAGTAGCAGTCCAGCAGCCAAAGCCGCTAGTGCTGGAAGTGAGATTGACAAGTTTGTAGCTCTCACCGACAAGATTACACAGCCTATTCAGGAAACACTGAATGTTCAGGGTGATGCCATTAAGGATGCCATGCAAGGACATCTCTCCAATGTAGCTTCGCTCAAGGGTAATCCTGCTTTCCGTAAGATTATCTCCAAGCTGACGGACATGGAGTATGCACCCAACACCAAAGTCACTGACGTTAAAGCACTACGGGAAGCACTAGAAACCATGAGTGATCGCATTAACAAGGGTCAGGCTACCTCATGGAACGATCTATTTGAGATGACCAAGAAGGTGCGTCAGGCCAACTCAGCCATACGCGATGCAGCCACTCAACAGGCAGTCACCAAGATCACTGACATTGCTGACGATGAGCTGAGTGCAGGAGCTAAGCAGGCTGGCCATAATGCTCCATTCGAGGCTTGGAAAAAGAACTATGCCATGTACCGCAACCTTCGTCGTCGCTATGACGAGGTGCTTAAGGGTAAGGCTGATGTTCAGCAAGAGGTAAAGGGTACAGCCAAGAGCACCAGTCGCCGGGTGCTTGGAGTTCAAGTGGGAAGCCCCAAGGTCAATAAGGTGGCTAAGGTCAACTCTCAGATGTTGAAGCAGGCGCACAAAGCCTTTGACGAACTCCACTCCCAGATTAAGGGTGCTCCGGGTATCAAGAAACCACCCGCTGCCACTCCTACAGCGACTACTCCTAAGCCTCCCGCTGGTGGGGGAGGAACACCGCTTGCTCCCGCTGGAGGTGGTAGTGGTATTCCCGGTGTACGTCCAAGACCAAGGTATCCAGCAGGTAGCACCCCGATTACGGTGAATCCTGCGCCGAAGCCTACGAGTGCTATGGGCGCTCCGATGGGAGGTATTACTCCTCCTCTAGGCGATATGGGGAGTACGATTGCCAAGGATTTGAAGAATGTGAAGCCTGTGCAGCCCGGAGGGGTTTTAGATAAATGGAATGATCTTGAGTAATAAAGTGATATGATGGTAGTGAAAGGGCAGGAGAAGATTTTATGAGCTTTCTGGGAAGTAAGGGTGATGCTCGTGGCATTATCAGTGACATCGAAGTTTCTAATACTCACGGGTCTGGGGGGACATCTCCTATACTTCGTGGCGCGTCTTCGCCGGGTGGAGCAGCCTCTAGTCGCGCTTCTGTCCCTGCTGGCGAGACTCAGCAAGTGGGTCGTTTGCGTAAAGGCATTAAGACCCCGCGTACTCGCACCGACAGCCTTACACGTCGCTATGCCAGTACAGGAACCAACTAAAGGAGAAGGAAAAGTTATGGCTACTACTGATACTAAGCAGGTTGTGGTTCAGAGCGTGAGCGTTGGTTTGCAGTTGCTTCCGTTCTTCGTTCAGGGCATCGAAACCTTGTTTGGCAAGAAAACTGGTGAGACTAAGAAACAGGCTGTGACTCAGCTTTATCAGGCTGCAATCACTGGCACTTTGGCTGGTCTTGGCTTGGCTGGTAATACTGAAGCGGCTGAATATGTTTCTCAACTTGCTCCGATTGGCAGTGCAGCGATTGATGCTGTTGCTGGCCAGTTGACTCCGAGCAGCTCAACTCCAGCTCCGGCTGTTCCTCCGTCAGCAACCAATCCAACTCAGATTGCATAAGTTTAACAGGTGTTCCATAGGTCACCTCCCAAACTCCCCCATCGCCTAATAAGTGGTGGGGGTTTTTGTTTTACAATGGATATATGAAGATTCTTCTGTGTTCATAAGGTCATTATGCCTAAAGGTATAAAAGGTGTTCCTCCTGCACAATGTCATCCAGACAAACCTCACTATGGTAAAGGTTTATGTTACAAATGCTGGAATAAAGAACATCGTCAACAATCTCATGTTAAAGCGACTAAAAAGCAATACAGAGAATCACATGATCCTTGGCCTCGCAGTCGTGAGTATTTAAGGGAACAAAAATTAAAATCTAAATTTGGACTTACCAAGGAAGAATACGATAAAATGGTAGAAGCACAAAAGGGAGTATGTGCAATCTGTGGTCGTCCTCCTGTTTGGGGATTTGAACACTTAGCTGTAGATCATGACCACAAAACAAAGAAAAACAGAGGGCTGCTTTGTCATCCTTGTAATTCAGCCTTAGGTTTATTTCAAGACTCACCAGAAATATTAGATGCTGCTAAGAGGTATCTCATTGAAAATTCTACTAGTTAGCTGGAAGGGCGAAGGCGCATGGTTCGTGTGGCTCATGCGACACGAAGGCCATGATGTAGAGTGGACTGTTGCTCATGAAGAGATGTCTAACTCTATGGAAGGACTCATCCCACCTCCACGCAAGAGAGCCAATCCCAAAGATTATGACCTGATTGTGTTTGACTGCACTGAACAAGGTGAGGCTGCGGAAGAAGCTAAGCTAAGTGGAGTCCCGGTGATTGGGGACTCAGCACTATCCGACAAGCTGGAGGATGATCGCCTGTTTGGTATTCAGGCAATGGAAGAGTTCGGCATCAAAGTCCCACCCTACGAGTGCTTCAACAATCCCAAAGAGGCTATTGTATGGTTGCAGAAGAACCACAAGCGTTGTGTCCTAAAGCCTCTGGGTGATGCTCCCTCTGAGATGACCTATGTTGGCAAGAACGAACAGGACATGATTCAGTTTATTGAGAAGCGGTTGCCCGGTAGTGGCGTGACTGAGTTCTTGTTGCAGGAGTTTGTAGCTGGCACTGAGGTGAGCACTGAAGGATGGTGGACTGGCACTGAATGGTGTGCAGTCAACTACACACTAGAAGAGAAGAAGTTCATGGCAGGTGGTCTGGGGCCGAACACCGGATGTGCCGGGAACGTGCTGTGGATGCCTCCCCGAGAGACTCCACTCTTTCAGCAAGGACTTAAAAAGATTAGCCCTTTATTGGTTGATGCAGGCTATCGAGGGATGTTAGACCTGAACACGATTGTGACGGAAGGAGATGTGTATGGACTTGAATGGACTCCTCGCTTCGGATATGAAGGTACATGCAACCTTACACGACTATTACCAGTTGAGTTCGGTGAGTTCCTCCACTCCGTTGCTTCAGGAGTCACCCCACCCAATCTGACACCCCGCTCCCGGTTTGCAGCTACCATTAGGCTCTCTGTTCCACCCTACCCAATGCACGATGTTCCCAAAAAGTTAAGGGCACATCAACCGATAAAAGGGCTGGACGAGCAAAGGTTAGACACCTTCTTTGTCTTCGATGTTCAGAAAAAGGACGACGATCTGGTGGTGTGTGGTGAAGGCAATGTGGGCACTCCCATTGGCACCAGTGAGAGTTTACGAGGAGCATTTGATGAGGTGCTGGCGGCGATTAAGAAGCTGGACATCCCCGACCTTCAGTATCGGTGTGATGTTCCAGAGTGTGTTGAGAAACGTTACACCACACTTCAGAATCAAGGTTGGCTAAAGCCTTTAGGATGAATATGTTACGGTGCATTGTTTGTAACAAACCGATAATAAAGAAGGGGCATGGCCCTGCGCCAATTTATTGTAGTAGGCGGTGTACTAGTCACGCATTCTACGTTAAGGTTCGTGCGAATAGGCGTTGGAATGACCTTAAACGCAAACATGGTGTTACCAAAGAAGAATATGAATGGATGTTGAAAAGTCAGGATGGTAAGTGCGCGATTTGTGGTACAACACAGCCGGACAATGCAGGTGTAAAAAGTACTATGTGTGTAGATCATGACCACGTTACAGGTAAGAATAGAGGTCTGCTATGTAACCGTTGCAATAGAGTTTTAGGTTTGATGTTGGACTCACCTGAATTGTTCAGACATGCAGCAGCATATTTAGATAAGTGGCTACGGCCACTCGGATAAAAGGAGACTTATGATTGACAATATTGTGGATCAGTTAAAGAGAGATGAAGGGGAAGTGCTGCACGTTTATTTGGATCAGTTGGGCATTCCTACAGCTGGTGTAGGTCACAACTTGAGTGCTCATCATCAGCTCATCTATAAGGTGGGTGACCTTATTACTCAGGCTCAGAGCGATGAGTGGCTTCAGGAGGACTTGCAGGAGACTAACCTTGAACTCCAGCACAATCTCCTGTGGGTCTGGGACTTGGATGTTGTGAGACGTGGTGTGTTTCAGAACATGAATTTTAACATGAGCATCAACCGTCTAATGGGCTTCGTTAACACACTTGCAGCTGCCAAGGCAGGAGACTGGCAGCGTACCCATGATGAGATGCTCAAGAGTAGGTGGGCCACTGAAGTGGGAGCACGAGCATATCGTCTAGCTATACAGATTGTAAAAGGAGAATGGCAATGAGTATTCATTTTAGAACTGAACCGCCTCACATTGCAGACACCATGAAATTTGAACTGGTGTACCCTGAACCCCTTCAGTACAACTTTGAGGAGAAGGTGGAGTTTCTACTATCTAACTCGATCATTGGAGTGTGGATGTACGATGATGCAGAGCTAGTGGGGGAGACTTACGGAGCGAGGTTGGGAGATGTGTGTGAGGGTCTTGGAGGATGTGATGGGTATGACAAGTGGAGCACAGTTTACTGCTGGAGCAACACTGTGATTCCTCCGGGCAAAGGATATGGCACGATCATCAAGGCAGCATGGTTAGGAGTGCTCAAGGGATTGGGGAACGTGAAGATGGTGGTAGGTCATGCAAGGCCGGGTGGGAGTCAAGCGCTCAATGCAAAGTTCGGAGCACGGTTCATTGAGACGTTTTATGACTGGGCAGGAACAGGAGAGCCCTATCGCCTGTATGAGACTAAGCTATAATCAGAGAGTGGAGACATTATGAAGAAGTGGCTTGCTGCTGTAGGATTGATGCTCGGCTTGATGTTGCCTAGTCTAGGAGTTGGACAAACGACCAGCTTTTATACCGATAGGGCTGAGGGTGCATTTCCGTTGGTGGGTCAAGGCGGGATGGTTGTTAGTATTCCGTGGCCTAATGCACAAGTGAGAGTGTGTAATTATCCTGCGGTTTCTAGCCCTTGTATTAATACAGCTGATGGTGAAGTGTTTGATCTTAATGGTAGTCCTTTATTTGTGTCTGGGGGTCAGTTTGGACAAGTAACTGCAAACACTACAGGGCAATTTACGTTTAGATGTAGTGCAGGAGCTTATCAATTACAGATTGCAACTCAAGGTAGCAACAGCACCAACCTTACTTATCCTATTGTGTGTCCGTTTCCTACTGTACCTAATCCAGTGCCGGGGCCACTGAATGTAACAGGAAATATTGTTGCTTCAGGAACGGTGGCGGGTTCAAACATCCCGACTACGATTCCCGGTACAGGGTCATGCACCAATCAGGTTGTTACGGGACTGAATAACATATCTGCGCCGACTTGTACAACCATAACC